CGCAGCCCTTTTCTGGAGTGGTTACCAGGAGAGACCACGCTGGGGTACCAAGTACTTCAGTAGCTGTTCCTTTGCAGCCTTGTGCTGCTGTATCCGACGTATCGGATGTTACACTAGTCCAACTTCCATTTATGAAAGGAGGAACTCACATGCGTAAGCAAGCGAGTAGAGTGAACACTGTGATACTGTCTTCGATACCTTTGAACCGAAAGGTGAAGAGGTATTGGATCAGCAAGTACGAGAGAATTGCAGCGAACTGCGGAACGGAAGAAGCTTGTAAGAAATTCAAGCAACTTCGTGTTGCCTTGTTAAATTACAAAGCGGACCCGAACCGTAGATCCAACCAGGATAAGTACCTAAGTCAGTGCGGCTTTCGTACAAATGGCATGTTACGAGCCTTGTTTGAGACTTGTGACTGTCAGCCTCAACATGTCTTCAATTTCTTGAAGATCTACACTGCCCCGACCAGTGACCGAAAGGCCATTGAGAAGGTGCGGGAGGATACTCAGGATAGGTTGACCAATGTTAAGGCCAATCCCTCGATACCCAAGTTCTTGAGTGCTTGGTTAGCCCTTCTTTGGATGGGCCCCACCTCAAGTTACAAGGATATCACGAGTAACAAGAGTCACCCGTTTCACCATGCTGCAACCTCTCACTCTTTGAGTGAGTGGAAACAGTATTGGTTCAAATGGAGAAATACTCTAAGGAACGGTTGGAAGTCGGGTAAGCTCCCCGACTCTAAACAAGTCTTTCCAGAAGTTTACAAAGATTATGTAACCTCTGAGCAGAGGAGCTCTTCCTATGAAGATGACTTCAAAGCTTTAGTGGCAATGCATCTTCCCAGTTTTCGCGCAAATGCGCACTGGCTGAATGGCCTCAGTGACGAGGACATTCTGTTTGTAGACCGATTCCTGGACGATGGGGTTGCTGACGAACTTCGTCAGATACTCTCCTGTCAGGATGACGGACGCATCGTCGACTGGCTCGGTGACGACCCATTCGTGGGTTTAGCCGTAGGTCAGGTTCAACACCTGCCCAAAAAGGGAGGTGGTACAGACTATAGAGATATAGCTGTGCCTAACCGATTCGTACAGGCCGCCTTGGAACCTATCGCCGACAAGCTTTACCACTTGTTGCGTAGACTTCCAAAAGATGCTACATTCGATCAAGAGCGCTTTGACACAGTACTCGTGAATCGTGTCACTAACGATTCCCTGTATCAGGGCTCTGTAGACCTCTCTAAGGCTACAGACAATCTTCCACGAGAGTGGGGGATCGCCATAGTGGAGAGCTTGATTGCTCACCATGACCTTAGCCCGGAAGAAAGACTTCTTCGGAAGATCTTTGGCGAAGAGTCGCTCAAAGACGTTATTGAGGAATGTGCAGAGGCGTCTTGGACACTGTTCAAGCACGTTTCTGGCGCTAATTGGATCGACGAGGATCGTGTGGATCATTGGAAGGTTGGCCAGCCGCTAGGATCTCTGCCTAGCTTCGCACTGCTGGGACTTACTCACAACCTTTATGTGGAAGCCCTTGGGGTGTCACTTGGACTGCTTCACAGTCCGTATGTGATCCTTGGAGATGACTTAGTCATCTTCAATGCTAAGCTACGGAAGCGGTACATCAGAGAAATGACATCTCGTGCTATACCACTGTCTTTGCAGAAGAGCTATGCTGGCGAACTCTCCGAGTTTGCTGGTAAGCTTTATGTAAAGAAATGCGTCCCATTCCACACATCAGACCATAACCCGCTAACCTGGAACTCACTGTTTGACTATCAGTTTGCTACAGGTATAAGGATTCCCTGGAATAATCTCCCAGGGCAGCTCAAGAGGCACTATCGTAAGATAGTAGCAAATGAGTGTAAGAAAGATGGTCTATCCTCTAAAGAAGTAATGCACTTGGTTGATTCCACCTATAAGCTGATTCAGACTTGTCTGATTCAACCTAAAGGTTCCAGCCAATATCCGGCGATACCGGATAACTGGGTAAATTCTGGGATCATCGCAGGCTTCTTCGAGGGCATAGCCCAAGAAGATAACATCACACCGGAGTCGGTTCCCCATTCGGGGATAACTCTCTTAATGGGAAGCCCTGTCAAGCTTCTCTCTGAGAGGTATGCCAACAAAGATGGATGGTACCTGAGATTTAGACCAGTCGAACTACCTTCGTGGTACAAGACTAAGTTTAGACCTTGCACTACTGACAAAGCAATTCTAGCTGCTTATGCAGCTCTCAGAACAACAGTGTAATAACCGTACTGCAGCTCTGCTGTATGTAAAAGGACTCAGTCGAG